AGACCCTAGGACGGCCGCCACAACGCCGTCTTTCACTTCGGTCGGCAGCTCTTCGGGATTGATGGGCGATGCGCTCATGGGTTGATGACGGTGCGGCGGTAGCCTAGGCGCCACATGGCTTCGGCGATGCGGGTCGCTCCGGCCTCGACCGCGTCTTCGTCGAGAAAAGGATAGGTGTCGTGGATGAGCTCGTGGACGACCGTGTCGATGAGTTCATGTTCAGGCTGACGAGGGTCGGCGTGGATGTCGCCGTAGCCTTTCCAGCAGTAGCCGAAGGGTGTCTTGCATTTCGGATCGTGCGAGGGCTTTGCCTTCCCGAGGATGCGGAAGGTGAAGTGAGGCTCCGCGTATTTGACCGCGGGCGGGTCAGACTTGGGGCGGGGCTTGCTCATCGTCGGAAGGAGAGGGCTTGTTGACCGAGTCGCGCACCTTGTCGGCGAGCCACCAGAGGCCGAGGCCGCAGGAGATGACGATGGTCGCACCGGCTGCATACTCGAACCAGGGCGAGTCGATGATGAAGGGCACCGATCCGCAGAAGGCGCCGCAGAGAAGCAGGGGTAGGCCGATGCGGGGGCCTAGAAAGGCGAGGCACAAGGCCCCACAGACTGCGAGGCCAGCGCCCACTAGAGTCCATGTCTGGGATGACATATCCTTCTTCACGCGCTCGACCTCCTTCGTCAGCTCGACGATGCGGGCGTCCTTCAGGCCGGAGACGCGGGCGGCTTCCTTCTGGTCGGCCTCGAGCTTCTCCCATGCCTTGTTGACGGCGGTGGCGAGTTTGCGTCCGAACTCCATCTGCTTGGCGTAGTCGATGGGGTCGGCCTTGGTAGCCCGGGCCACGGCGAAGGCCACGTCCGCCTCGGGGGGCGGGGGCAGATAGGACTGGGCGAGGCGAGACTCCGCGACGACCACCTTCGGCTTGTCGGCGTTCTTCTCGATGGCAACGAGCGCAGCGCCTACGCGGTGATCCGTCTTGTCGAGGTCTTTGCCTAGGGTCTGGACGGCGTCAGGCTTGGTCGGTGCCGGCGGCTGGACAGGCAGGGGCGGCAGGGCGTCACCCTTGCGGAACAGACTGCACCCGGTCAGGGCCAGGACGGCGATGACCAGGAACAGTCGCACAGACTCAGCGGCCCTTGAGGGCGTCGAGGAGGGAGCGGGTCTTCGCTTCGGCCGACTCAAGTTTCGCGCGGTGCTTGCGCGAGATGAGAAGACCAGCGACGACGCCGGCGAGGAAAGATAGAATTGCGGTGATCATGTTAAAGGCTTCCACGATAAATAAAGAACCGGCCGGACTGGTAAACAGACGGCAGGGAAGGATTCGTATTTTGAAGTTCCACTTGAATCTTAATGTTGAAAGCCCCTGAACCTCCAAAGGCGGATGTTTGGCTTATGTAATTAGTATAAAAGTAGGTGCTGCCTGCGACACTTGATCCTAATGGAAATGAAATCATCAGGTTGTTGGAATCGTCATAAACATAAGCACTCACATTCAACCCAGAATACTGTGTATTCATGTACTGGTACGCATTAGTCATTAACATGCTGTTATACATGTCGCCGATGGCGCCAAATTGCAGAGTCCAAGTAAATGTCTCGGGATCTGCACCGTCGCCAGTAACGGTCAGTTGTTCAATCTTAACAAAGAGAGGGATAAGGTCGGCAAAGTGAAAGCCGAAGTCTGCCTCGCTGCCTCCGCCACCGCCACCGCTGACTACTTCCCAGGCGTTGTTCTTGCGGGCATACTGCGAGCCGTCAGCCGGAGCATCGTTAACGACGGCCAAGGAGCCGAGGCCGAGGTTGCTTCGCGCCGTGGAGGTCGAGGCAAGGCCGGACAGGTTGTCAGCCTTGGCGAGGTAATCAGACATTCCCGACTGCGTCTGGTAGGTCGAGGCCGCCGTCGTTGCGGCGAGTTTCAGGTCGAGCGCGTTCTGTAAATCAGTCTGCGAGCTGAGCGTGCCGGTCAGGCTTCCCCAGGCTACGGAGGTCGCAGGAGTGACGCCGCCGACGTTGACCACCCAAGCCGAGTACGTTCCCGAGCCCGTGTGATGGTTCACGTCCACGGTCAGGACGCCAGTGCCGGAGTTGTACGTCAGCACCTCGCCGTGCATATGGTTCGACGCGTCGTAAGAAATCGTGATGTTCTGGGTCGGCGTGTAGGAGAGACCTGTGCCAATCGTGAAGGTCTTGTTTCCGTTGTTGATCGTGTTGCTCGTCGTCGAGGTCGTCAGGTAGCGGTCGCCCGGGATGAGGGTCTGGAATGACGCGTCGAAGTTCGTGCCCGAGTTCTTCGTCAGGACTTGGCCGACCGTGCCGCCAGTGGGCAAGCCGGAGCCGGCGACGAAGGCAGTCGTCTGAATGGAGGTGTCAGGGAACGTGATGCCCGAGGAGGGCGAGATCACGAAGGAGCCGAAGGTCGTGTGCGTCAGGCTCAGGGAGGTCGGCGTATACTGTCCGACGTTAGCGCCTGAGCCTTGCAGCGTGAGGCCGGCGAAGGTCGGGTTGTTGAGCGTGCCTAGGTTGAGGTTGTCGCGGGCCGTGGCGAAGTTGGTCAGGCTGCCGAGATTATCGGCCTTGGTCAGGTAGGGCGTAAGCGCCGAGGCCGTCAGGAAGCCCGAGGGGTTGCCAGTGAGAGGATAAAAACCAGCGGTCACCCAGGACTCGGTCGCGTAGCCGGCGAGAGATAGGGTCGACCAGCCAGTCGCATAATCGAGGTTACTCGACTTGGTCAGGAATTGGCCCGTAGTTCCGCCAGCGGGGACGCCGACGCCTGGAGCTCCTGGGACGCCCTGAGGGCCGGCAGGGCCGGCAGGGCCGGCGGGGCCAGTAGCGCCAGGGGTGGCGACGGTGCCCGACAGCGTTCCCGCGATCAGGCTGTTGAATGTTCCGTTGATGGTCGCCATGTTAAGCTTGAGTGATGGTCTCCTGGATCTGCACGCGGAAGATTGTCGAATGCGTCACGGGGCCGCCGGGGAAGGTGAAGCGGATGTCCCAGCTCGCTAGGCCGAGCGCCCAGTCGGCGGTATCACCGGGGAACGTGGCCGTAAAGGATAGGCCGTTGCCAGCCAGCACGATGACGAGCGGGTATTCCTTCCCGCTCCGATCGCGGAGGGTCGAGGCGATGGTCGTGCCGATGAGATTAGCGGGCTCGCCGGCCCCGGGAACCCAAGTCCAGACGCTGGAGAAACTGTCCCCTCGGGAGAATACGGCGGTATTGGAGCAGCTCATCGGGTCTTCTTAACCCTGCGGAGATTGGCAAGGGGGGCGTCCCTTAGGTCGGCTTGATGACCTCGGTGACCCAAAAGTCATTGATGAAGGTGACCTTCCCGGCCGTGCGCGGGATGGTGACCTCGGCGGCCGTGTAGCCGTCCTCCCATGTGACCTCCCAGTCCGCCTCGCCTGCGTCAGCCGAGGTCGTCCCAAATGTGATTTCAATCCCGCCGTAACCGTAGCCTGGCGTGCTGTTGCTCGGAACAGGGTCGGCGGTGATGTCGAAAGACTTGAAGGCGACCTTGCCCTTGATGACCGTGCCTTCGCTCCAGCAGCTGTAGATGTTGTCGGGGTGCGGGCTGATCTTGAACTTCGTTGTGACCTTCAGTTCGGTCGTCGTCTGAAGGAATGGGTAATACTCGTTAGACGAGGTCGCTACGTTTAAGACCTCGGAGTCTAGGTTCGTGACCGTCGCCTCGTAACTACAGTTTCCCATCTGAGACGGCCCGGATACGCTTTGCTCGTTATATGTGAACGTGATTCCGGCCGTAGGGGTGAAGCCAAAGTTCAGCGCTTCGAAGTCATAAGCATCATCAGTATGCCAGCGCGGAAAGATCTGCGGCATCAGGCTGTTTGGTATGTCGCCCGTCTGCGTGCCGATATCGCCGTTCGGATCGGGGGCGGGCTGGGAGAGCGGAGGGTCGGGGTCGTATTCGTAGACGATGTCGCTGGGATAGGTGAAGTCCCATTCAGACGTCCAGAATTCAAACTGAAGCCACCCTAGCCCGCAACCAGGAGCCATTACGACGGCGATGTTTGCGTCAGGATAGTCCTTCAGCCAGTGCTGGAAAGAATAAAAGCCAATCTGCCGCGGCTTGCCGGTTCCTGTGACCTGCTCGTCAGATAGCTCCGTGCCGTCCCTTGCCAAGAAAGGGTCATTGTCCTCAGGCGTTCCAAGGACGACGTAGGGCTTCGCAGACCTGTTAGGCAGGGCCATGTCAGACCGCGCTCCACCAGTAAATCGCCGAGCTAGTTCCGCACTTGAAGCGCTCAGTCCAAAGGGAATTGCAACCAATGGTCTTAGTGATGGCAAACGTCTCGGTGTATTCGACCGGCTCGGTGTCAGGTATGGCCGTCTTCGTGCCAGTGACGACCGCGATCATAATCCAGGAGTACTCGTCATTGTCGATTTTGTCGTCGGCGCTGACGCGGATGCATGGGTAACCTTCCCCGGATCGGGCAGGGTAATAGGCAGGGGTCGAGCCTGACGACGCGCTGTTCCCGCAGCGGATATAGATGTAGTTCGTCGTCGTCCCTTCGGTCAGGCCGTCGGAGAAGACCTGAATGTCGGGCGGAGGGTCGTTTGTGAGAAGGACTCCGTCGTCAGACTTCACGACCAGGTTGTTGACCATGCCCGGGGTGATGTTGACGTAGTAAGCCTCGCCAGACTTGCGGACGTTATAGGTCGTTAGTGGGCAGACCTCTTCGTCGCCAAGGTTGTAGTTAGCCCACGGCGCCCAGGGCTTCTCGATGTTGAAGTTCGTCCCTAGGCTGGACGAAGTGAACGTGTAGCCGACTCCGGGTTGAATAGACATCGGTCAGAGGTTGATGTAAACGTCCGGCGGCCAGCCTTCCTTTGAGAATCGGATCTCATAGTTTACCTTATAAATCAAACCGAACTCTTCGACGTTGGCCTGAGAGAGAAGGTTTAATTTCCCGTAAGGGCCTGTTCCGACTTCAGCCCAGTCGGGGAGAAGCTTGAACGCTCCCCAGGTATTGCCGGCGACTGCCGTGCCTAGGGAGTCGATAATCATGCGAGCAGACTGATGTGCATTGACATAAATCACGCCAGTGTAGGTCGTGGTCGTTGCGAGATATTGAGTCTTGCCGAAAAGATAAGGGACGGTCGGGTCGACGAAGCCGATGAAGCGCCCGCCCATGCCCGTCTCGAAGCACGCGCCGTTGTAGCCTTCGGAGGACGGGACGACGACGGGCTTGCCGGCGTTCGGAGAAGGAGCGACCGCGATGACCGTGACGGGAGGCCCGAGGGTCGAGTCGTCGTAGAGACCGCCGAAGTCGGAAGGCAAGCCTGCGAGAGGGCCTACAGTATACCCGCCAGCCTGCTCAAAGAAGTTAGGATGAGAGGTGATGTTCTCGGCGGTCAGGCCGTTCGCCGCGGAGGTGTTTGCGTTAGTCCATGCGCCGCTGTTGACCGTCGGGTCGATGCCGACGTAGTCCACCTTCACCGTCTTGAACTGAAGGTTGTCGTAACTGATGCTGGACTTGTGCGCCTTGAGATACGTCAGGCCGCCGAAGTCCAGGGGGGCGCCGCGCTGCGTGACCGGGACGGCGGTCGCCCAGTCGCATTTATAGGTCGCCGACGCGGTGACTAGTCCGAAGCCGTCCGACATGACGGTGATCCCGGGCTGGATAAGCTCGGAAGAGAGGGCGTTGCCTGTGTTGACGATGGCCATGGTAGATTAGACGGCTCCCATCTTCTGGAGGGTAAGAGGAACGGCCTCAGTAAACGGAGAAGGAACCATGCCGCCGCGGTTGATGAGGCTCTGCTCCTGAAGGATGATCTTAATCTCCTCGAGGATCTCATTCTGGCGGGTCATCTTTTCCATGACCGGGTTCGCGCCGACGCCGACGACCGTGCCGAAACCTTCGGGGCCCTTGAACGAGCCGGCCTTTTTCTCGGCTTCCTTGTCCTCGAAGATGGGTTTGAATGCCTTACCCTCAGGGGAGTTGAGAAACGCCTCAAGAGCCTTCTGCTGGAACTCAGGCGAGCGAGGCATCATTTGCATGGCGGCAAGTTCGCCGCCTTCTTGCATATATGGCCCCCTGCTAATTGCCATATCCATGGCAATCTTCTGACCTTCTGGAGTCTTTAAGAACTCACGGGCCATCTCAACGCGGCCTTCTTTGGCAAGTTTCATCTCTTCTTCGCGCGCCTTCTTGGCCTTGAAGAATTGGGCCATCTTTGCCTCTTCGGCGCTCGCATAGACGGTCTCGCCTTTGGCGATCAGATCGAGTCCATCCTTTGCGTCCTGCTTTGCCTTAGCCATCGCCGAGCTAATCATCGAGATGGCCCCCTGAAGGAGAACCATCGGGGCGGCGAAACCTAGGAAGATGTCCTTGAATGATGTGCTAAACTTTTTGCCAATGTCTTCGACCTGTTTCCCGAAACCAGTCGTCGCCGTCTTGGCCTTGTCCATAGCCTGGGGAACGTCCGAGGTCGTCTTGATGTTTACGGTCAGGTCTTGGGCCATGGTCTCTTTACCCTGCGGGATTGGCAACGGGGGCTTCCCCTTCGCCGGCCTTCAGCTGCTCTTCGATGTAGGCCTCCTCTTCCGGGGACATGATCGCCACGTCGACGCCCTTGCGCATGGCGAAGGCCGCGTTCAGCCAGACGGCCTGGCATTCAGGCATTTCCCAGGCCCGCTTCTCGTCGATGCCGTTCGCCACTAGGTTCGCGACGATGCTCATCGGCCAGGGGAGGCCCTTGTTCCCGCCGCTCTTCTTCTGATCCTGCTCCCAGAACTTCGGCCAGTCGTCTACCAGGATGTAACCGGCGAAGGCGTTCAGCAGTATCTCGAACTTTGCAGGGTTGTCGTTAAGCCGTGAGAGGCGAAGGCGGTCAATCAGGCCGACCTCCCCGAGCGGTTCCTCGGCGCAGACCTGACAGGCGAAGAGCAAGTCGGCAGGGGTGATGCCGCGGGAGCCGGTGACCAGGGGAGAGTCAAAGGCATGCAAGCGCACGCGGTACTTGAGGCACCACGGGTAAAGCGAACGACCCAGCAGCTTGAAAGGCGCCGGGTCGATGTGGGCATTCAGGAAGCGACGATCCACTCCCTTGAGACTACGCCCCTTTCGGGGGTGTCAATTAGTAGGTGATCTCTTCGTAGGACTCGGCAGTGACCGAGACGCTGACGAAACCTTTCGAGCTGCCGCGGTCGTCCACTTTTGTGATGACTCCCGAGAAGCTGACCGAAGCGGAGCCGCCAGGGTAAGCCGAGGCGGTCTTCGCGGTGAAGGATAGGGTCGCGCCGAGCTGCGGGACGGACGTGAGTTTCGCCACGCCCTCGACGGTGATCTCGGAGCGGCGGTCGTCGTAACGGGCCGTCACGGTCAGGCCGGACTCATTGACCACCGTGCCGGTGTTGTTGAATCCAGAGCTGACTGAGTAGGACTGCACGAAAAGGGAGGCCACTTGGCCGGCGCCAATTCCGTAGAGGCAGACTACGCCTTTGTTTACTTCGCTCATCTTACTCCTGCTTTAATTGGCAACCTACTCGGGGTTCAGGCAAGTGAGGATGTCGAAGGCGAAGGAAGTCGCCCAGGAGCGCTCGTCGATGCCCTCGTCTTCGGAGCGATAGGTAACGTCATAGCAGAGCGCGTCGCCGGTCACCGCGAATGCGTCTTGGATCAGGCCCACGCTCCGCATGCAGTCTGACAGGGCGGCGCAGCGGGCACGGTGGACGGCCAGCGCAGTGTCGTCGGCGTTCGAGAAAAGGGTGATGCGGACGGAGCAATCGAAATTGCCGAGGCCTTCGGGGAGGTCGCCAGGAGCCCGGGCGGAGTCGCAGAGCACGACGGCCTTGGGCAGGGTCTGGGTCGCGGCGCTGTCACCCGTGAGGATGGCCACGCCGGCGAGACCAGCCTGGGCGGTGAGGTAGGTCGCGAGCGTGCCCTCGACGATGTGGCGGATGGATTTGGTGAAGGCCATGTTATTTGCGGTTAAATTTGTCGACGGGTTTGCGGAGTCGGTAACGGATCATCGCGGGCATCTGCTTCACGCGGTTGCCGTAGACCAGGCCGAGGACTCCCGCGTCGTCGGCGATTGCGTTGATGTTGCCTAGGGTGTTCGTCACGGAGACTTCGGCGATCTTGTCGGTGAAGGCCGTCACGTTAGTCCCAGGGACTCCAGAATGCGAGGTAATCCAAGAGGCCTTGCGCAGCTGGGCACCGGGCTCGCCTTGCTGGCCGTTGTTATCCTTAGGGCGGGGGAGACTGGCAAGGGCCTTGGCCCAACCTGACTTGACCGCCCCGACCATGGCTTGACGGCGCTCAATGTATTCCTGCAACTCGGACTTGTCCTGCACGAGCAGCTTGGCGGTCACCGGGCGGCGGCCCTGCTTGATGCGTCCGCCGAACTTACCTTTGACCTGGTCATGGATTGTCCGCAGATCACGGACGAATCCCTGCGTGCCATACTCGCTTTTGATGGGGTTTGCACGGTTCAAGAAGTTCTTTCT